TCCATCAGCGGCACGATTGCCGGCGCGATGGGGTCTCCGAAGATGTCGTTTTCGTAAAAATCCCCACGCAGGTGGATCACGTCGTCGTAGGCGAACGTCAGGACGTTCCCGTTTTGCATGTAAAATTTCAGATACAGGTTCCCGCTAGCGTCGTAGACGGCGTCCGCCTGCATCGCCGCGACCGGGAATATGGCGTTCGGAAATCCGTTTTCGTCGCGCATGATAACGGCAAAAGCGTTGTTGTTGAGGATCAGCTGCGCAGCAAGCTTTTCCTGCAGCATCTGCCCCGTCATGTACTGGTTCGGCTCTTCGAGCAAAAACCGGATGTACGGTTCTGGGTTTACCGCGATCTTCCGCGCGTCTGCGGTGATCGTCTCCCGTATGTGCTTTGCCGTCAGCTTTCCGATTGCCTTGATCTTCGGGCGGATGCAAGCGCGGACAATGTCCGACTGATACATTTTGCCGTTGTAGCTGTAAAAGCCGTTTCCGCGCTCCTGCACCATCTGGACGGTCGAGACACGCTTTGTCGTTGTGATGTTTTCGAGGAGGTTTTTAAAAAATCCCATGTTGTCACTCCTAGAGCATACTTGTGTATTCCGCCTGCTTTTGATCGTAGATCGCGTAGGCGTCGAGCAGAGCCGCCGTGCCGTCTATGCGGCGTGTTGACTTGCTCGTTTTGTGCGGCTGGATATTGCCGTTTTTGTCCTCGTCGTAAGCGGTGTTTGCAAGGCACCACTTGTCAACTGGATTGTTGTTGTACACAATCCGCTTGGACTCCAGATCATTTCCGCAGCGCTTCATTGGCTCGGACAGGGTCTTCACGCCCTGGTGCACCGGTATCATCGCTTCGGCTCCAAAGTAGTCTGCCATGCTGTCTGTCCAGTAGGACGCAGACCATGCATCATAGCCGACGAATGGTATAAAAATATCGAGGTCTTCCTGCACCTCGACAAACCATGTTTTTACGTCCTCATAGCGGATCTTGTTTCCCTCTGATAGCCGGACCAATCCGCGCTCATGCCACTTGTCGTACGGTATCTTGTCCTCGTTCACGCGCTTTTCCAAAAGCTCCTGCGGCAGCCAGTACATGGAGAGGACAAACAGGATGTCCGGTAACTCCGGCACCTGAAACAGAACCTTCCCTGCCGTCAGGTCCGTCGTCTTGGATAGGTCCGCGCCGCCGATGCCATAACGCGGGTAGGATAGGATTCGCTCCTGCGTCTGCCCGTCGGTCATGTGGTGTGTCCAGATCATACGGCGGTTTTCTTTGTCCAACTGGAAGGTGTCTCGGTTGTCCAGCTGTTCAAAGTTGAGCCACGCCTCAGAAGATGTTTCGCGTATGTTGAAATCCTTGCAGACGAGATTCCGGACGAGCGCCGGATTTTTCTTTGCCCGCTCGACGCGCTCCTTGAGCGCCGTGTAGCTCTTGATCGTGCCGAGGCCCGGGTTTGCTTTCTTCCAGCAGGCTTCATCGGTCCACTCGCTGCGCTTATCAAGCTCATAGATAAACGCAATCCGGCGCGGGTCGTGGTACCCGTCCGGATCTTCATAGCCGTTGATAATGCGCTCGGCTTCTTCGTACTTTTCGTCGTAGATGTCCTCGCGGATAACACCCGCAGTGGACGTGATAAAACGCAGCGGCTGCGCGCGCGCCTGATCGCCATCGGCAATGATGTCGTACAGTGGGCGACCGTTTTTCCACTGGTGGATCTCGTCCATCATCGCGCCGTGGATGTTCAAGCCGTCAAGCGTGTCGCTGTCAGACGATAGCGGCTTAAATACGCCGTCGTTATAATCGCTGTCTATCTCGCCGACCAGGCAGCGCGTTCGTTTGCGCAGCGCCGGTGACTTCTGTACCATGCGCTTTGCTTCTTGCCAGATGATCTTCGCCTGATCGCGTTTTGTTGCTACCGCGTAGACCTCCGGTCCTGCCTCCGCGTCCGCCATTTGCAGATATAGCCCTACGCCGGACGCGAGCAGCGACTTGCCGTTTTTCTTGCCGACAATCAGGACCGCCTCGTGATATTGCCGGTTGCCCTCAATGTCGACAAAGCCAAAGATCGTCGCCAGCAGAGCCTTTTCCCAAAGCTCCAATTTGACAAGCTGCCCGCCCGCTTTGCCTTTGGAGTGGTGGCAGTAGTTCTCAAAAAACTCAAGCACATGGTTGGCACGTTTCGGCGAGTAGTAAAACTCAGATTCTGTAGCTTCGAGCTGTCCTACAACGTGCCGGTATGTTTTCTGCACTTTCAGGCTGACGGTTTCCCGCCCATCCTGTATAGCCTGCCAATACTCGAGTATCGGATTGTACGTTTCCGGATATCGTGTGAGCTTCACGCTTCATCACGCTCCCGGACGAAACTTCCAAATCCGTCGTCTTCCTGCCGCGGCGCGGTGTCCGGCTTCGGCAGGAGCGTCGTGAGCTGCTTGATGATTTTCTGGTAGTTTGCGTTGGTGGAGTTGTACGCCTGACCAATGGGGCGTGCCCGGTCATACGGTTCCAGCCGTTCCGATTGCCGGAACGGTTCCGTCCATCCGTTTTCCCGCAGGTCCTCTGCCATGTCCTCACACTCGACGCGCATAAAAGCTGCCTGGTCAATCAGCCCCGCGACAGTTCCCGCTGCTTCTTTCGGCAGATTCTTGTAGAGCCGCCGAAGACGCGCTTTCTCTGCGCGGATACGCTGTTCTTTCGTCTTTTCCTGCTTATTCGCCACAAAAAGCGCCTCCTTTTCGTGTGATTTTTGCACGCTCTCCGCACGTGCGCGTGTATTACATATCGCCGCGCTTTTGGAGGGGGGTCTCGCGAACGACCTGCGTATTTTTCCGAGGGGGGGCTGCGGTGATTCCGCTGCTGGCTCAGTCTCGCGCGACGGGGGGGATCGGGTCACCGTTGGCGTCGAAAAATATTTTTTGCGTCAGCGATTTTGTAACGCCGTGACCGTCAAACTTGTCGTGGCAATCCTTGCAGACATACTCAAGGTTTGCGTAGGACAGGCTGATCTCCGGGTCCGTGATGTTGTCCTGTGTGAGCGCCTGTTTGTGGTGGACGATGTATCCCGGCTTGTCTTTGCACTCCTCACAAAGCCCGCCGTCAATTGTCCTGCGGAACTTGATATATCCGGCGCGGCATTTCTTCCAGCGCGTGGATGCATAAAAGCCTGCTGCCCATGGCTGCATGTATTTCCCTCCGATTCTCCACGCTACAACTCTAGCACATTTTTTTGGCTGAGTTAGCTACATTTCGCATAGCCGATGTTCCGTGCTACTTCGTAGACAAACCTGTTGTGCATGCGTTTTGCCGTCGATGTGCTGATGTATAATTTCCGCCCGACCTCGTCGAAGCGTAGATGTTCGCCCCATGAATGCGCGCCGACAACAGCGAGCACCATGTCTCCGTCCCTCCACGTCCGCGCTGTGTTGATGGCTCGGCTCACCGCCTCATAGTCCCGGTACTCCTGAGAGGACAGGACGCGCACGGCGATGTCCTCAACGGCTCGACCGGAAGAGCGCCCGCCTGGCTGCGAAGAATAGCCCGGCGTTGTCTTTTGACGGCTCATGTCCCGAACCTGTTGGTCCAGTTTCGGGAATGCTCCGATGGTGCGGCAGACATTCCCGTACCACCAGTAACGAGGTTTTGACACTTGCTCAACTCCTTCCGTGTTTCGTTCTAAAACCCTACACATTTACAAGGGCTAAATTAAGCGGCTCCCGGTCGCTTGCGTACTTCTTTTTTTGGGTCCCATACATATTTAAAATATAGGAATCCGTATTGCGTGGCTCTCTCCTCGACGAGAATGTACCCACGCGGCGCAACCGGCGGGCGCTGCGGGCTGTACTCCCGCACTGCCTCGGTTGCTGGTTCCGGCTCTGGTCGGACGCAGTTCCGGCTTGCTTTCCAGCGATGCCCGCCAAACTCCTTGCGCCAGTGTCCGTGCAGGTAATTCGCCAGCGCTGTGTAATCCTGCCCATGGTCAACCTTGTCGCCGTTCTGGTTTACATAATAGTTGTGCTTTCTCAGCGGTTTGCAGTCAATCACGCTGCCGAGTCCCCATAGCCTTCCGATCTCATCGACCGGAATGCCGTCCGTGATCATGTGCAGGTGAAAACGGTTTGTCGACTTGCCCCGCCCGTATACAATCACAAGCTTTGCCTCTGGATAGCGGTAGAGCAGTCGCCGGTAATAATTATCCCGGATTCTGCGCATCTCCTGCGCGGTATGTACCTCATTGTCTGCATCTAGCGTGAGGGTAGAGTAAAAGCTCGTCGGTCCGAAGTTTGCATTGACGAGCGCGGCAAACTTCGCCGCGGAGATCTTTTGATTAAATTCTTCGCGTTCCGACTCCGTCTGAAAGCGCGGCTTTTTCGGCTTGCTGGTCCTCAAGCCTGCGCCGCTCGATACCGTATATACGATCTGCTCGCAGACGCAGCCGGAAAACTTCCGGCGCTTGTGTCGCTTTACCATAGCTCCTCCTGCCTCGGTTTATTTCCCGAGGCTCGCAATGATGCCCTTTTCACGTTCAGACAGCTTCCAGACGTGCGCTGCGGCTTTCTCGGCTGCGGCTTTCTCGGCTGCGGCTTTCTCGGCTGCGGCTTTCTCAGAAAGCAATAGCCCGCCTCCGAATATAGTTTTTCCGTGTTCCGACTGCGCGTCCATTTTTGCTATAAACGTGCAGTCTTCTTTTTGCACCGCAAAATCAACCCCATAATGTGCGTACTTTTGCATCATCGCTGCCGTCAGAACATAATCCGGATATGTATACTTTGGTAATTCCTTCCTCATTCCCTCCTTGACCGTCTGCATTGCCCGCTCGATTGCTTTTCTGAGTGTCGGCGCGGTCTGCGCGATCTTACCACCGAAACTCGTCACAAACGCCGTTCTAACAACTGCCCCATTTTCATATGTAATGTCGGCGTCGCAAATAATGTGGTTCATCCGCATCACTACGCTACGCCCGCTAAAGCATGTGAGTGACGGCGCAAAAAGAAAAAATGCGATTCCTCTGTCGATGTAAAATTCACAAATTCTGCTCAAAATTGAGAACGGCGGGTTGTCCAGCACGACGCAGCCGTCCGGGTAGTCAAAGCGTTCATAATCTCCGCCCGGATAGAACGGTCGCACGATTCTGGTCCGGTCGATCCCGTACTCTCCGCATACCCAATCCCGGATCGCATCATAAACGAGCGGCGGCGTATAGCAATCGTCCGTCGTCTTCTTTGGTTTGAATTTCTCCGTGAAAGCGTCATACTCCTGGTTGTCATCAAACAAGCAGCCCTGCTGCCATTGCATGGTTCAGCCCTCCTTTTTTTCTTCTGCCCGCTCAAAGCGTGGGCGGAAGTTCCGCCCATGCGTTCAGCGATCAGCGTCCAAATACTTAATGTTCTCCTGCATTGGCTCTTTTCCAAAAGCCTCCCGTAATTCGTTCGGCGTAAAAACACCTTCAACCTCTTTCATGACCTTATCCGCGCGGCGGTTCAGGCTGCGCAGCTTGAAAAACGTCAGCGTGCCCAATGCCATCCATTCCAGCACCGCCGCAAGCTCCAAAATATCAATGATCATTTTGCCTCGACTCCCTCCCTGCATTTTGTATTCCATTCCTGTTCAACCCACACCCCGTCCGTTTTCTTTGAAAAACTGGCTGGCGCAAAGTTTCTGGCGTGTTCCAGATCCTGTGTGTGCTTACACTGAGGATAGCTGCACTTCGCACATGCCTTTCTATCGCAGAGAAACAGAAGTTTCTGTGCAGTAGCAAGTTCGACTCCTCCCGGCAGAATAGCGACTTCTTGTCCAACTTCCGCAGTAATCTTCTCCCGTAGTTTCTCACGGTCTGCATCGCGCATGGCATACACGCATTTCAGCAAAATCATTTTGCCTCGACTCCTTCCATCTGGGCGCCGCAATAACTGCACTTCTGCGGCAGAACGTACTGCACGCCGCTTTTTGTCCGCAGTTTCATCGATGGCTTTTCCGGTCGACCGCAAACTGGGCAGCGAAATACCTGGAAGATATCATCCCAGCGCCAAACCTTCCGGTTTTCTTCGCTGCTTTCCTCTCGGCGCAGCTCCTCTTTGCGCGCGCGGCTGAAAAAATACCCAACTCTTCCCCCGACGGTATCTTCCGTCGTCCATCTGAGTCCCGTGATCCGCATCCCGCATTTCGGGCATTTTGTTGGATTAACTTTCATTTCGCTTTTTTTCAGGTCGAGCCGGTCCTCCCCGCCGAACGGGAAATGCTGTATGTATCCTGCCTCGCTTATGCTAAACTCGTCGAATATGTAATTGCAGTTCGGGCAAACTGGGCAGGAATCCAGATAACCCTCGACCTTGCTGCTACATTCTTCGTGGCGTTCCTCCGCCTTTGCGTTGACCGCCGGTTCTGGTGTTCGGAGTTTGTTGTAATACTCCAGCAGCGTGTCTGATGCATTTTTCATCAGGACCGTACTACAGTCTGGTAAGTCCGCCTGACTCCATCCGTCAATGATCGCGTGAAGTGCGCACTTTTCGCAGTTGATCTTTGCACATGCCTCCATTGATTGCATGATCTCTGCAAATGTCATGCGCTCCTTGCCAAACAGAAGTTCCTCGGCTCGCTTGTTTTTCTCACTCATTTTCGTTCCCTCCTTTTGTAGTTGAACTGCTTGACGTCCGGATTTCGGTCACGAAATGGCGTGAAACGGTCCCCGCAGACCGGCTCCAGAATCCGATCCAGCTGCTCCTGCGCGTAGTCAGACTCCGGCTCGCACATCCACGCAATTCCCAGCTCGTTGTTTATCGCCTCCACGCGCTCATACATTCGAATCATGCGTTCAGCGCCGAAGCCCTCCTGCGCAAGCGCCGCCATCCAGAGATCGCAGCCCTTCTGTACGCCTGCCTTAAAGCCTATATCCAGACCTGTCTGTAACGTCTCCTTGAGCCTCTGCGCAAAATTCATCCCTTCTCCGCCTCCAGTTCCTTTTGTTCCTGCATAAAGCCGTGCAGATAGAGCAGCAACAGCTTTTCAGCGGTGTTCACGTAGCGGTTCAGTTCTTTCTTGCTGATTTGGAGCTTGCCAGTCGTGATAACGCGTAGATCCGGCGTCCCGATCACCTGTATGCAGGCTGGTGGCTCTCGCTGCGGTCCGTCCTCCGTGACTTCAAACAGCGGCGGTGTCAGCTGGTCCATTGTGATACGCGGCGGGTATTTCTCGCCCCGGAAATCAACCTCCCACTTTTCATCTTCCATCGCTGTTTGAAATTGCCCCAGCTCGCCATAAAATAGCTCCATGATTTTTGCCATATTGATGCCCCTTTCAGATCGTTATAACTTCCCGCCGAGACTGGCGGGCTAATTCCCGCTCGACGCACAGATAGCAGTTTGTGCAGCTCCATGCGCCCTTGTAATTGTTCCGTTCCGAGCAGCGCACATTGTAGCAAAGCCCCTTTGTTGCTCGCCTCGGGTCCCGTAGGTATCCGTAGGCTCCGCTTTCTCTCGTTTCTGCGGCTCCAAACATGTTTCTCATTGTCCCGCTCCTTTTATTTTCGTCTGGGGACCGGAAAACCGGTCCCCTTGCAGTGACGGACTTTCACCGCCTGCACCCGGCGCGCCGCGCCATCCGCATGATCGCTGCGCGTCTCCGGGCGAGCCGCCCTTGTCTGCTCAGACGGCTTTGGGGGGATTGGGAGGTCATGCGATGTCGCCGGTCCTTGCGCGGTCCGGCGTTGGGTAACGTCCCACAAAGCGCACGTTCCACACGCTTTTTCATTCCCGCCTGCGGTTGACCCAGCCCGCAGGCGGTTTGCAAAAAGTCGGGGCAATCCTCCCGTCGCCGTCTCATGGCGGAGCGGCAGCGGCAAAAGCCCAGATAATATAAATATGTACCCCGGCTGGTTGCCTATTTTATGTGCCGATATCCTTATGCAGCAAGCCCGCCCCGTTTTTGGTAAGCGGCAGCGCCTTGCGCCGCGCCTGCTCCTCCGGATTCCATCCGCACTTTGCGCAAAAGAGCGCGCTTTTGTTGGCGCAGTTGTTTCCTTGCTTCGGCAAACCGCAGGGCGGCTCCGGTCTTGCCTTGGTTTCCTCGTCCATGTCAAACCTCCTGTATGTCAATTCCAAATTTTGAGCGCATAAACTTTTTGTTGCGCAGGTACTCCTTTGTCCGCGTTGCCGTTGACTTTACGTCCTCGACAATCAGCTTCCCGCCGGCTCGGTACGAAAAATCCGCCGTGTAACGCACCGCGCGGACCCGCTCTCCGGTCTCGGTGCAGTAGCTCTCCTGCAATGTAAACTGCGGTTGCAGCCTCAGATCCGAGATAAGCCCAGCCCGTAGCATGGTCAAAAGCTCGTCATAGCGCCGCGCCTCTTTTTTGCTGTCAAAGCGTACCCCGGCGCGCTTCTCCGGCGCGTTTTTGTACTTTGCCTTCCGTTTCTGCTCCTGCTGTGCCTCCGGAAGACGCTGTTTGGCGTAAAGCTCCCGCATTCTCGGTGGCATGTCCGCCATCGACTCAAAGCGCAGCCCGCTCATACGTCTACTTCTCCGCGTTTCCCTGCATAGCTGCAAAAATCGGTGTCCCGGACGATGTTTTGCCACTTCCGGCACCAACGGAACAGCGGTTCTCCAGACGGCGGAATTTTTTGGTATGAGTAACCGCAGTATTTGCATTTCAGCGGCACGATTGCCTCTTTCACGGTCGGCGCCTCGTCGATCAGCGTGCAGATCATGTCGTCGGTAATGCTCGAGCAGCAGCCGCAATCGCCCACGCATTTTGACTGATGCAGTTTTTTGTATGCGTCCGCGTCAATCAGCCGCATGTTTTGTCTCCTCCTTCCGCCTGCCGTGGCTGCAATAGCTGTCAAGCTCGCAATATGGCAGGTTGTAGTCATCGCAGCTGTAAATCCCTTTGTTTAGCTCTCTCCAGGTATCTGCAATCCTTGCAGCGAATAATCGTTTCGACGTTAAGGGTAGGTGCCCCATCCAAATAATTGATGATCGAGTCAAACTCCCAGTCTTCGATTTCGCCCTTTCTGAGGTTCTCCAGTGCCTTGTTGTAGATTGCATCCGCGTCAACTGGTCGCATCGTCAAATCCTCCATCCATCTTCTCCCCGCAGCGGTCACATACTCGTTTTGTTGCCATCCTTTTTGTCCTCCATTTCCTGCAAAGCCTTCTCGGCTTCTTCGCGTGTCAGAAAAACGGTTTTGCCGATGGCCTCCTGGCCAAAAATCATTTGATCAGAGAGTGTAGTATAAATTACGTTCGTACGCCCGCTTGAGGACATGCCGACAACGGCTTCATACAACGAATCTTCATAAATTTCGTCGTCATCCACTATGTACAACATACTTGCGCAACTTTGCGTAAGCACTGGCCGTACCGGGAGCACGACGAGCCGCCCTTCCTTGTCGGCTTTGTAGAGTTCGCGGAGGCGCTCAACCTCCGACGTGTCATCCGAAAACGCCATCTCGATAGTTTTCTTTGCCCACGCGGCTTTCTCTGGTGTTTGCACCGCGTCCTCGAACTGCTTGAGCCTTTCCCATACCTCCTTCTGCGTGCAGTTCCCGTCATACTTACACGGCAGTTCGCGGCACTGCGCGATGTCGCAGAAGTTCCCTTCAAACGTCAGTCGTTCCATCAGTGTCCTCCTTGTTCGGCAACAGTTTCCATTCAATCCAACCATTGCGTGTCACAGATTTCAGGAGTTCTGGGTTCATGCCTTTCCTCCTTCCTCCGGTGCTTCCGGCAATCCGCGCCATTCCCACGCATTCTTGTCGAGATGGCACTCACGGCATTTGCACGTCTTTGATTTACAGCTGGAGCAGTCGCGCGTATCGCACGCATACTTGCAAGTCTTGCAACTCCGCGCATCCGCTAGGTCTGCTAACGCCGCGTCCCTCTCGGCTTCTGCCTTCGCCTTCTCGGCGGTCAGGCGCTCGATCAAGTCAGCTGCACCAACCATCATGTCGCCCATACAATCCTCGCTGTCAAACAATGGGCATTCCGTACAAGTTTGTGCGTCTGTTCTGCGGGAGCATATCCGCAGCTCCTGTATAATTTCCTTGTTTGTCATAGCGCGTCTTCCTCCGATATCAGTATGAGTTTGTATACACCCTTCATCTCAAAACTTCCTCCCTCAATGCCTTAAAAATCGGGTAAGCCTGCTGCGGGACTACGGCGTTTCCGAGGCATTTAATTCTGTCCACCCGATTGGGAATCCCATGAGCCACTCGACCCACGTCGGGTTCAGCTGCCCACCAATCTGATCGTTCAGGGCATTCATCCGCTCTGGGTTTTCGTATCGTTCCCGCTGTCCAGTCCTGTAGTCCCTGGCACATGGTGTCGCATACAAAACCACACCGCGCAGATTTCCACGCACAAGATCGTGTTCCGCCGACTTGCTCCCCGCAGGTCCGCTCCCTTTGCTGTCGCTTGCTTTCGGTGTCGGAAACAGTTTCGTCGATTCCGGCGAAGAACACCCTTGACCGCCTGTGCCAAGCTCCGACAGCCGCAGCTTCAAAATTAAACACGACGACGTGATAGCCTGCACGCTCCAAATCCTTGACCACTTGCCCGGCGGCAATCTTGATGATTCCAGGTACGTTCTCACCGACAACGCAGCGCGGGCGCAGCTCTCGGATAACTCGGAGCATCTCCGGCCAGAGGTAACGATCGTCTTCCTTTCCCTTTTGCTTTCCAGCCACGGAAAAGGGCTGACAGGGGAATCCGCCGGAAATAACGTCAACTGTTCGCAGTCCCGTGCGCTCATAAAAACTCTCCTTTGTCAATGTCCGGATGTCCCGCCAGCGCGGCACGTCCGGCCAGTGCTTTTCCAGCACTTTTGTCTGGTAGTCTGCAAATTCACATTGCCCCACGGTCGTAAAGCCCGCCCATTCCGCCGCCAGGTCAAGCCCGCCGATGCCGCTGAACAGACTCAAATGCGTCAGCATACCTCCGCGCCTCCCCTCAAAGCCCCGGCGTGTAGTGCAGTTTTCTTGCGGTTGCGTTCTGGTGGTACTCTGGGCGGGTAAATTTATAGCCCCAGTGCTTTGCCGCCGTAAACAGCGCGGCAAGCTCGTCCGAAGCGCGGACAAAGACCGTCTGTCCGCTGTATGTCACGGCGTAGTGGTTTTTCCCGGTGTATCCTGCCTGCGCAATTACGGCAGGATGGCGGTTTGCCCGCTCGCCGTTGTAGTCGATATTATTTTGCGCCATAGTGTTTGCGCCTCCTCACCTGATTGTCCGCACGGTTTATCTGCTTCTGTGCCGCAAGATCTAACTCTAAATTTTTCCGCGCCTGTCCGTTTTCCACGTAGAGATAGTTCCGGATGCTCTCATAGAGCGTCCAGTTGCAGCACATGGTGCTGCATCCCGCCATCCTGGCTGGACAGAATCTGCCGCATGGCGGCTTGATCCGGCGTAATCGTGGCGTTAGACTCGGCCTCATTCTGCCTCTTCCTTCACGTGCTGGAGCCATCTTCCCAGCTTGTTTAGCTGCGTCTCCCTTCTCGCCAGATCATTCACCGTTTCCCGGTCCACGCGCGGCATTTTGAGCAGGATCTCTCGATCATTGACGCAATCGTCTGCGTAGGCAAACAGCGCGTCAATTACGTCGTCCAGCTGCTCTGGACGAAACCTGACTGTGATCCGCTCGTCCATATCACATTGCCCCGTAGACCGACAAGCCGATTGCGATTGCGCCTGTCACGGCAGCGACGTCCATCATATGCCCGTATCCGGCAATCACCGCGAGGACATACGCCGCACCGCCCAGCCAGATGCAGCAGGTCTTCACGATCAGCCGCAGCGCCCGCCGGTACTGCATTTCCTCCCGCAGCCGCGCCCGTCGCTCCCGCGTTGTTTCTTCCGGTTCTACTCGCGCAAGGTTCGTTCTCATGGTGTTTTCCTCCTCAAATCGTCTTTGACCAGACCGGGGAATTATCATCTGCAACCAATTTCTGTATGAAAAGCTTAAAGTTTCTGGCATCTTTCTCGCTCTTTTTTGCAAAAGCTCTGTAAAACGCATTGATCACAAATGTTGCTGCAGCAATCAAATCAAAGCCGCTGCCCTCAATTCTTGATATTGACGTTTCACCGTCAATTCCGATTTCGACGTGTAGTTTCTTCGCCATGATCAAATTCCCTCCTCAATTATGATTTCCGCGTCAGCCAGCGCGCCAGCTCGGTCAACGGCACCGCGTACTTGCCGCCGATCTTCCGCGCCGGAAATTCGCGCTCGGCAAGCAGCGTCCGCCGGTCAATGCCGAGCGCGGTCTGGCACTCGTTGACCGTGATCGCCGCCCGCCCCGGGAACATGTCCGTCAGCAGCTCCAGCTGCGGACGGTAGCCCTCCGCCTCACGCATGGTGTTCTCCTCCCACTGCCGCCTCCTGTTCCCGCTCTCTGCGGTAGCGTTCTGCTGCCCATCGGGCGAAGGCGTCCAGCTTTGACTCGCCCCGCTCGTCCGGGCGCTGGATCTCAAATGGCTTTGCCGGAAGGAAACTCCCGTCCGGTGCCCGGTATGCAACTGCTGCCAGCATGATTGACTCCTCCTTCAATCAACTGAAAGTTCATGCCTCACGCCTCCTTCTGCTCGTCCTGCTTGACTGCCATCAGCTTTGCGCATGCTGCCATGCCCTGCAAGTACATCAGCGCACCCTCGCGCAGCTCCGGCGTCAGCTTATTCATTTCGGTCGTGATCTTCTCGACCTGCTTTTTCTGTTCTTCCGACATCTTTTTCACCCCTTGTTATCATTCTATTCGGTTTGTTTGTTGACCTTGTAAACACAGTATAGCACGCGTTTGTATACTTGTCAACACTAATTTGCAAAAAAATTTAAAATGTTGTTGACTATGTAAACATTGTGTGTTATTATACATATAGTAAAGGAGTGAGAAAAATGAATGAGCGAATTAAGCAGGTCCGACAGGCAGCCGATCTCACGCAGGCACAATTTGCTGATCGCCTCGGTCTTTCCCGTAATTTTATCGCAATGATCGAGACTGGCGGTCGAGTCCCCAGTGATCGCACCATTTCTGACATCTGCCGGGAGTTTGGCGTGTCTCTCGCATGGCTCCAGTTCGGCGATGGTGAAATGTACGTCAAGCGCGGCATGAACGAAGAACTCGGGCTGATGGTCTCCAGCCTCATGGGAGAGGCAGACGAGTCCTTCCGCAAGCGGTTCATTTCCGCCATGATGGAGCTGCCTCCGGAGTTCTGGTCCGAATTTGAGAAATTCCTGAAAAAAATCACCGAGGGCGAATGACCGCCCCCGGTGATTTTTGTTATCCTATCAGTCTCTTGCACAGTTGCAAGATAATGCAAAGCTGCTCTAATGTTGCCCGCTCCAACAGGCGCTTGACCTCTCCATTGACGTATTCTTTCGTGTTTTCCAATTCATCCTCCATTTCTCCACAAAAATTTCCTTCATTTTTTGTTCACATTTGCCATTGCTTCTTTTTGCCATCTGGCTTACGATATAAATAAGCCCCTATAGGCAGTATAATCTGCGAAAAATACTGTATTTGAGAGGATACCAATGTATATCAGCAAAAGAAGCCTAAACGCATGGACGGAAATTTGGGATTTTACGCTTTCCGGTTCTTCTTTCAAAGCGACTGATGGCACGCGCCGACAGACCTCTCTTCGCCGCGCGGCGAAAAAACAGAATGACTTCGAGCGCTTTGAGACCGTCACGGTCGACCTTGAGCGGTATGAGTACGAAGGTGCGCCAGCGTACATGGTTTATTTTGACGACCGTGAGGTCGGCAATGTCCCCGCCGAGGTTGCAGCGGAACTTGCCAAAATGGAGGACGCTGGGTATATTATTTCCGGCGATAGCTGCGAGATCTACGGCGGTCCGGACGAAGACGAGCCTGATAAAAAGTACGGTGCGCGCATTTGGGTTAAGGTCCGCCAGAAGCAATCTGGCGAGCCTCAACAGAGTGAATCTGCTAGTTGCCCACAAACCAGAAACTCCGACAGAAAAGGCGCCTCGCCGAACTATGATACCGGATACAGGTGCAAGCCGTCGAAGCCGTTTTATAAAAAGTGGTGGTTCTGGGTGCTTGCCGTGATCCTGATCAGCAACCTCACCACGCGAATCCCTGAAATTATGCGCGAGAAGAACCAGCGGGAAGCGGCACAGATTCTCTCCGAACGTAGCCAGCAGGCGCAGACGGAAACAACTGCCGCGTCAGAAGACGACGGCTATACCGAGGAGGAACAGGCAGCGGCAGCAAAGGAGTATTACGAAAAGATCGGCTACGACCCGACGCAGGAGCAGGAAACTCCTGATGTGGAAGACGACGGCATTTCCGTCCTAGAGCCTGTCGTGTCAAACAGTGCGAACGGATACAGCGGCAGCGGCGACGATTATTTTGAGATAACCCCGCTCGATGAACTCTGGTATATGGAGATCACAGGGAACGTGTCCGGCAATCACTTCGCCGTTAAGGGATATGATTCATTTGGCGAATACACCGAATTGTTTGTCAACACACTTGAGCCATACTCCGGCAGTGTATTTGAGCTGGAGCAAAGCACGCGCATGCTCGAGGTTACGTCTACTGGAGACTGGACTGTCCGTGTGAAGCCGCTGTCCAGCGCGCCGGTGCTTCCGATCAACGAAGCATATTCCGGCTCCGGTGATGCTGTGCTTCTTGTCCCTAGTGGCTGCACAACCGCGAAAATCACTGGTAACAGCGGTTCCAATCATTTTGCCGTCAAAGGCTACGGCGATTATTATGATCTGCTGGTCAATACGCTTGACCCGTACAGTGGCACTGTCCGCCTCGAACGCAATATCGTTGTTTTGACAATCACCGCAGAAGGTAGCTGGCAGATCACGGTTGGCTAGAATGCCCTTTAAGTGTTCGCCCGCGCCGCTTGCCGAAAAACGGCGCGGGCTTTGGTTTGTGCAGGCGGTGGGAGCCGTCCCTACGCCTCAACCGTACCCCCGCGCGCCGTGAAATGCAATCTACATTTTTGCAATTTGGTGAAATCTATAAAATATATCTGCAATTCCTGGCAAAATTTATGAAAGCGACGTGAAATCATGGATTTTGAGCAGCTTATATCCAGATGTATTGCCAAAATGGAGGAGAAAAACCTAACAAACAAGGACCTTGCGCAGCTTGCACAAATTTCTGAGTCAACCGTCTCGCGCGTCCTTTCCTCAAAAGGCTCAAACGCTTCTGCTTCGACAATTACCGCCATCTGCGACGCGCTCGGCGTCGGCGCGGATGCTGCGCAGCATGCAGGAGGCATGTGCGAGCGCACGAAAGGCGAGCTTTACGAGACACGTATTGACGACCTGCAACGCGCCATTGCGCGGAAGGAGCGCTGGAACAAACGTTTCTTCGTTCTCTGCGTCTGCCTTACTGCGTTTATACTCCTTCTTTTTGCGGTCGACATCTTGACCCCAAATATCGGTTGGTTCCAAACATAACAAAAAAGCCGCCCCGGTTGGAGAAACCGGAGCGGCATCTTTGGAGGTTTTTTATGGATGGTCTGAATCTTGCCAACGTTGTGATTTATGCTCGGTATTCTTCCGCTGGGCAGAACGATCAATCCATTGACGGTCAGCTTGCGAAATGCCGCGAGTTTGCCCAGCATCGCGGATTCCGCGTCGTGCATGAGTATTGCGACCGCGCGCTTTCCGGGCGCTACGCCGAAACGCGCCCGGAGTTCCAGCGGATGATCGCCGACAGCGAAAAGCGCGCCTTTGAGTACGTCCTCGTCTGGAAACTCGACCGTTTTTCCCGCGACCGATACGATAGCGCGATTTACAAACGCAAGCTTCGGGCAAACGGCGTGCGCGTTTTGTCTGCAACGGAGGGCATTGACGAGAGCAGCGAGAGCGTCCTCCTTGAGGCAATCCTTGAGGCGATGGCTGACGAATACTCCCGACAGCTCGCGCAGAACGTCAAGCGCGGCATGCGGCAGAACGCCGAAAAGTGTCTGAGCCTCGGCGGTATCGCCCCGCTCGGCTATCGCGTTGTAAATAAGCAATATGAGATCAACGAGGACGAGGCGCAGATTGTCCGCTGTATCCATGAGCAGTATGCCTCCGGCATGTCGCAAAAGCAGATTTCTGCGGAATGCTCCCGGCTCGGCTACCGCAATCAGCGCGGCAAACCCATTGACCTGCATGCGATCAAGCGTATCCTCGCAAACGAGCGCTATATTGGTACATATATCTACAATGGCGAGGTGATCGCCGAAGACGCTTTCCCGGCGATCATCACTAAGGAGCTAAAAAAACAGGTGCGTGAACGACTTGCTGCCAATGCAAAATCCCCCGGGCACGCAAAGGCAAAAATCGAATACCTGCTGCACGGGAAACTGTTTTGTGGCGAGTGCGGAGCGCCGATGGTAGGGGAGTGTGGGCGCAGTCGCAGCGGCACTGTCCACTATTACTACAGCTGCGCAGCGCGCAAAAAGCAGCATACCTGCAAAAAGCGCAATGAGCGCAAGGACGAGCTGGAGCAATATATCGTCGATTATATTGGCAAGAGCGTGTTGACTGACGAGTGGATCAAATCCGCTTCGGCGCGCGTCGTCGCCGAGTACGCGCGCAGCTATGATGCATCCGGCATTAAGCCGCTTGAGCGGCAGATCCGCGAGACAGACAAAGAGCTGGAGCAGCTTGTCGACGCGCTGATTAAAACCACGGCAGACGTTGCCATCCGCAAAATCAACGAGCGCATCGAGGCTACCGAGGCAAAAAAGCATGCGCTGGAAGAAGAGCTTGCGTCTTTGCGCATTGCAAGCCGTGTCCAGCTGCGTGAGGAGGACGTCGCCGCATGGATCAGTCAATTCCGCGACGGCGATTCCGCCGATATGGAGTATCGCAAAAAAGTGATCGATTTGTTTGTAAATGCCATCTATATCTACGATGATCGTATCAAAATGTTTTTTAATGTCACAGATTCCGAGCAGATAACTTACCCGGAAATGCTCGCTTTGGACGAGCCGTCCGGTTCGGATTTTGGCGCGTCCGCTGTACCAGATGTATCCTTATCCGAACACCTCATTTTTATAAATGGTGTTATTGGGATGGTTGTGCATCGATAAAATATCCCTCCCATATGGGAGGGATATTTTTTATGCTTTTTTAAGCCGCGGCTCTACAATGCCGTGATAATACCCGGCGATTTTTGCCTCTGGTCCGCCTGCGTCCTTATCAAAAAGAAACTCTTTGGCGAGATCTGCATAATACTCCGGGCGATCGACGCCGTAGCGCGTCGCGGACTCCCAGTAATCCGAGTACATCATGTTCATCGCCGCGTACCAGATCCACGGGTCGACGTGCACGCCGATGCTGTTGGCCACAGCCGTGGTCTGCTCGAGCGTCCAGTGCGCGCCCATTGAGCCGTCGTCATTTTCCATGTGCTCTGTCCAGCGCCGCGCGTCGTCCTCGGTAAACGTGGAGGCTTCGGGCTCCATCGTGATCTTATCCGCCTTGCACAGCGCGTCCATGAGCATGGTGCAGCTGCCCACGCTTCTGGAGCTCACGGGCTCCGCCATACACGCCTCAAGCGCCTCGCAGAGCTTTGCCTTATAGGCTTTGATCTTGTCCGTCATAGGCTAAGCAAGCTTGAGCAGGCCGGTGCAGAGCTCGACCACATTGCCCGCTGCCGTCGAGTCGGTCGTCGCAATGAGGGTAAAGGTGTGGTTCACGCAGCAGCAGCACCCGGGCAGCGCCAGTTCCGTCTCCGTGTGGATCTCGGTGTTTCCGGTCGCCGGAAGCGTTACCTTGCGCAGCGTGCAGGGCAGCGCGACGCCGTCCATGTACCACTGCAAGGTGAGCTCGCCAGCCGCGGACGACGTGATGACCGCATCGGCTACTAGGTGATAGAGCCCAATTTTTACGGTGTCGTAGCTCTGAGGCTCGACCTGAATGGACTCGCCGGAGTTGACAACCTTTGCGCCCGCAAGCGTGAGCACTGTCGCAGCGTTTGCTGCAAGCGTCTGCGGGCTGTTATTAAAATACCGGACGCAGGATTTCTGATAGGATTTGCTGTTTCCGCTACAAGACATTTACTCGTCTCCTTTCAAAATTATGGAAAACGTGGCAATCGCCCCGGATAGTTATATCAGGTTTGGTCCGTCCGTCAGCCGCCGCAGCCGCACGGATTGCAGGGCGGGTTCTGGTAGTACCTGCCCAGCTGGCCGAGGATGTACTGCGACTGCATATAGTCGTTGTTCGCGGCGCGGCTCTGTGCGAGTTCGTCGCGCAGGCGCTGGGTCTCCTGCTGCTGCAGGAGCGTTCTGGTCGCCTCGCCCTCGGCGTGGATAGCCGTCTTGATCTCGCAAGCGTTGATGCTGGCGTTGTAGTTAACGCCGTCGATCGCGCGGAGGATGTCGCAGCAGCACTTCTGCTGCGCAGAGATGCCGCGCTCCGTGACGGACTGCAAATCGCGCAGCTCGCCGAGGATGTTGTAGGCGTTGTCCTTGACGGCGCTTGTGACGTCGTACGCGCCCTGACGCGTCGCGGCCACGCCCTCGTTGTTCTGGCGCTCTAGAGCCGCAAAGTCCGTTGCACGCTGTACGTCGGCCTGCGTCGCCGGGGCACTCTCGCCGCTGCTGCCGAAGCCTCTGCCCGCGAAGAGCAGGAAGAACAGCGCGATGAGAATCACAATACCCCATCCGCCGAAGCCATAGTCCTTATCCATTGTATTCCCTCCTTTCGGGCTAGATTATTGATAGGCGCTTACGCGCGTTATCACTTGCTGATCTGGCCGACGAGCTCGCCGACCGTTTTGTCTTTGTTTGCCTCAAACCAGTCATTAAACCCAGGCTGGGAGGCGAGGAAGCTAAGCACCATCTGGGGACTCTGGCCTTTAAGCGTCGTCATTGCCGTCTGCATCAGGCCGTTCAGCAGTTTGTTTCCGCTGCCGCCGCCCATCAGTGCCATGATCGGATTTTGCATTGAGTTTTCCCTCCAATTCCTCGATTTTTCCGGCCATGCTCTGTAGGCCGTCCGTGATCTGCTTCAGCTGCTCTTGCAGCTGGGTCGCTGCCTTTTCCTCTTCCGTCGGCTCCGGGAAGATCCGGAACCGCGCAATGGTCTTTGCCGCCATGCTGTCCGTGCGGATGTAATAGAGCAGGTTTTCTGTCTCATGCAGTGCAAGCGCGTTGTCGTTCGGCTGCATCTGCAAATTGTTGATACTGGCCTCGCTGGCCACGGTCAGCACGCCGAGTTTCGGCGGCTGCTGCGGCATTTGCGGCACCTGCGCCCGCGGCATGGGCTGCATCTGCACCTGCTGCGCGCCGTCCATCTCCCAGCGCCCGGTGTATGGGTTGTATGCCATCCTGTGTCCCTCCTTTTGAGACCATTGTACAGGATGTCCATTTCCCAAGGGTGGCGCGAGTGTGATTTTATGTGCAAAATAATTTGATTTTTTTAAAATAATGCTTGACATATACGGGTAAACCGTATATAATAAAACCATAGAGATAAACAAAAAACAAACCCCAACACGGGGCAGGAGGAAATAAAAATGAAAGCTACTATTTATGCAAACTACGGAATGCTCGCAGCTGAAAAGCGCTGCATCTACACCACAGCCGAAACCGACGCCACCGTCTCCGAGCCGCTTGACGTCATCATCCCCGAGAAATTCGCCCCGGCGAAAAACGCTGCTGACGAGATCGTCGTCACGCTGAACGGTTACAATTATCGCTTGCAGGATGTCCTGTGCGGCGACGAACAGCCCTGCATCATGGTCCCGGGATACACCACCAGATACGAGCGGCTCGCTCGTGCCTAAGCCAAAGCGAGGGAATCCAAATGCCAACTGAGGCACAAAAACGCGCCCGGAACAAGTGGGACGCGGAGAACCGCACCGTAATTGGGTGCAAGATGCGGCGAGAAGACGCGGAAGCGTTTAAGGCCGCCGCGCAAGAAGACGGAACAAACCCCAACGAGCTCTTACGCGGCTGGATCGGGGACTACATGAGCAGGGAGGTGACGACTATGACAACCGAGCAGATTCAGGCGCTGGCGACGATCTTTGCGATTTGCCGCAAGGCCACGAAAACGCAGAGCCAGAGCGACATTGACAATGCGCAGCGTTACCCCATCAAGTGGGCGACCATTATGGTGCGCAAGCTCCACGCGATGGGCAAGGCAACGGACGATATCGACCGCGCAATCGCCGAGCAGTACGGCAAAATCGACATCGATACGTTTACGGCCAACTTTGACAAATGCCTCACGCTCGAGCAGCAAGGCGTTTGGAGCCTTGCATTTTATAAGGCAATGCAATAAGCACGCTTTGGGCGCGCTGGGACACTTTAATAGGAGGGACATTATGACGGCAGATGAGTACATAGCCAAACTGGAGAGCCGCTGGCCAAAAAACATCCCGCTGGGGCTGCTGCGCGACGCAGTGATCGTCGTCTCCCGCCGGAAGTTGCAGGAGATTAAAGCCGAGCTGCATGGGACGGATCAATCGCACAACCTTTGCGCTGGGCGCCTTTGTGCGTACAAAATAGGGACTGTCGACATGGCAAACTTTGAGGCGCTCGTCCCGGGCTTTGACGCAATCCATTTCGTGGAGGTTGGGGACTACCTTGTCCATCAAGGAAAACTATCACAAGTCACACGTGTCAACCGTAGCTCAACCGGGCGTGAGGCCTTTGTTGATATCACGCCAGTCGCTGACATTACATACCTTGGATAAAAATACCCGGTGTCCAACTTGGACACCGGGGTTTGCTATATCATATCGAGCCTTTTTGCTGTCTGCCGCGCCCTGCTATAAATCCCGGGCAGGCGTCTTGACAGTGTGCTGCGCTCCATGCACAACTCGACGGCCACGTCGATCTGGGGCGCTTTGCCCACGATGTAGCGGCGCACGATCTCGGCGTCCTGCCTGCTGTATCCGGCCTCGCGTATGACGCGCTCCCACTCGCTTTGCAGCAAACCGGATAGATCTTTTGGGATATGGACTCTTGCGCTTGCCAATGGCGTCCCTCCTTCCGGGAGGGCGCGGCAGACGGCTTACTTGTGATTCAGCACGGCAATATTGCCCTTGTTGGATACCTCCAGATCAAGGGCGGCGGCGAGGTCGCGCACCTTGACGTAGTTCGTGCCGTCCTTCAGGATGCGCTCCACGGCAACCTCTTTGCCGTCGACGATGATTTTGCTTTTTTCTACCACTTCGCGTTCCTCCTCTCCAAGTTTTCCGTCCTCGAGCACCATGACCGTGTGGCCGCTGGAAACCAGCACGTCGCCGCGCAGCAGCCTTGCGTCCGAAGTTAGGTACTCGCCGTGCAGGAGCTCAAAATCGCCGGTCTTCGGCCAATCGTTGAGCATACAGTAGGTCGTGCAGCTGTTGCCCTGCTTTCTGTAGAGCTCTTCTACACCCTTACACCCGGCGGCTACCGCGCAGAGCGTCTGGAGCCCCGAGCAGTCCGTCTCCACGGGCTTTGTGATCTTGCTCACGTCCCAGTTCACGGCTCTAGCGGCTTCATATGCTGTGTTCCGGTCGGACATGTCGTAGCCGATATTCCGGTTTTTAATCGCCGCCTCGCACGTCTGGGCGGCTCTCTCGGCCTTTCTCGGGTCTTTGTAGCGCAGCAGGCCAAGCCAGTGGCCATTGTACCAGTACGAGATATTGAGCTCCCGCCCGGTCTGGTTGCCGGGCTTCTGGTTCCAGCCGCCGGTCTCGCCGAGGCTGGCCTGTCCGATTTTAACGGCCATCACTTGCCCTCCGTCGTGCCGTCGAGCACGTCCTGCGTCTTCTGGCTCTGCGTGCCGAAATAAAACGCTATGATGACCGCATAAATGGTCATAAAGTCCTGCGAGATTTTGCCCGCGACGGACATGTACGCAAACACGCCGGTCAGCGAGAGTGTGACCAGAGATTTGACGCTCAGAAGGTTTCCGAGCCTTTTCTTGATATTATCCACGCCTTACGCCTCCTCTCTTAGCGCAATTGCTTCCGTGATTGCAAGGTTCGCACGAAGCATTGTATCTTCCAGATGCGTCAGCGCCAGACTGCGGTTTCTGCTGGGTGGCAGCTGCATAAGGAGCGCTTCCGCCGCTTCCAGCTGAGCCCGGATGTTTTCCGATAATGCCTTGTCTGCCTCGTTGAAGGTTCTTCTCTGGTACATAATTTTCTCCTTTCATTCTACCGGTTCATTTTTTTTTGCGAATACTCGTTTAAATGCCAGCAAGCCCAGCTCTGAGACTGACGCGCCTCCGGCGTAGCCGAGTACGTCAGACAGGTCGACCGACGTACCCAGCTCCGGGTTACTTCCGACTGCGATAAGGACAGCGATGGTTTTCAGCGCGCACGCCCAGATCAGCACCATCGTCAGGAGTCTGAGCAGATAGATGACGATGGTGCGCGCCATCTCGCCTTTGCTCCACTTGCCCTTTACTCGCATATCAGCCACCCAGTCCCGCCAGAGCCAGCGCGTAGCCGACTAAGCACGAAACAATCGCCGTGACCACGGCTTTGATCAAGCCCTCCCAGCGGCTGCCGGGGAGCGCCTTGAGGGCTTTCACGTCGGTCTTGATCTCGTTCACGTTCGACTCGATTGTCTCCTGCTTCGTCGCCAGCACCTCCACGGAGGTGGCCAGCTGGTGAAGCGCCTTGTTGTCCGCCTCGAGCTCGTCGATGCGGTGCTGGTTGGATTTGCAGCGCGCGTCGATCGCTGCGACCTGCGCCTGAATTCCGTCGTCCATATCTGTCTCCTTTCTCGCCCGGAGGCGGCGCTATACTTTCTTCCAGGCCGTCGGGGCGACCGTCGGGGTAAACACATTCCCGTCCATGAGCGACTCATACAGCTTGTCGTCCCACCAGCCTTTCTCGCCCTTTGCGAAGGCCAGTGTGGAGGTGATTACTTCGGGGATGATCCTGTATCCGCCCCGGTACTGCACGTCCTCCCAGAGCGTAGGCGCTTCGTCGGGCGTGTTCTGTGCGGTGTCCCAGAGGTCGACGGCGGCTTTTTTGATCTTGCCGTGCCAGTTGATGCGCGTGCCCGCTTTGACGAGGCTGCCGCCGCCGGTCAGCGTCCCCAGAAGCTCCGGCGCGAGGCTGACAGTCTTGTCGTCCAAAGCGCTTGCCGCCTGTTCGATGTACGGGCGCATTTTTCGTGCCCTATCGGTGTACGTCATGCCGTTTCCTCCCCCAACAGGATTTTCGCCGCCGTCTCGGTGTCGGCAAGCCGCTCACGCAGCTGCTCCGGGCTTGCCGTCTCAATGTCAAAATTGTCTGTGACAAGCTTATCTGTCTCCGTGTAGGTGTACGGCGTACCGTCAACGTCGATGGCCTCATCGTACTCTGCGCCCGTCTCCGCCTGCCGGATGAGATAGCCCGCATCCGAGTACGTTTTGTACAGCTCCACGCCGTCCGTGCGCGTTTTGTAGTGCTCTCTTACGATCATGCTCACACCCCCACAATATGGTCTGCCAACGAGCTCCAGTTTGTTGCCGCTTTCCACGTATCCACAAGAGACGCAGGAACTCTGATTTCCAGCTGTGCGTGCGTCTGATCGAACGCGTTGACGTTGGCCAGTGTGGGAACTGCCGTGCAGTGTGTGAAGTCCACAAACCGCAGCGGAAAGCATCGCTGGAACACCTGCGCCGGGATGCTCGCGATGTCCCCGAGGCATGTCACCCTGCGCAGTGCGTTATCGCCCCGAAATGCGGAAGCGACAAAGGTTGTAGCGTCCGCCGGGATGGTGACTTCTAAGAGAGAAGCGCAGGAATAAAAAGTTTCAACTTGACCGTTGACAGCCTTGATGTGGACGCGCTTGACGGCGTATGCCGAGTAGGCAGCAGTCATATCAAAATTTACCTGCCGGACTGCTGTATATGCGATGTCATAATTATTACCATTTCTTTGCGTCGTCCCTTTCGGTGTTGCGATTGCACGGAGATTGGTGCAATTATAAAATGTTTGGATGATCGCGGAACTAAAAGCCACTGTTACGGCGCGTATACTTGTAGCTTGTTCAAACGTCTTCCGCGGGTCGAAAAGCACGCCAGCGGGGACTGATATGCTCTTGAGCCGAACAGCGGAAAGAAACGCACGTTCCGTCACTCTGGTCATTCTTTCGCCGATTTCCACCTTTGCAAGCATGGCGCAGCGGCCACTATCTCTTTCGCTGTTTGCAATCAGCATTCGATCATTTGAGCCGTTTCCAAGCCGCATCGTCGTACCCTCCTTGACGCTCATAGTGATCACGTATGAGCCGCTGGATGCGTACACATGCCGATGTTCAATCCAAGAATCTGCGTTTTTTGTTTCCGGTGTCGTTCCGTCGCCCCAGTCAACAGTCGTGGCGTTTCTTGTGCTCTGCCAGTAATTGAGGACAAAATCATCCCACGTCTCGGTATCCACGTCGACGTAGAGCCTTGTCTTGCCATCATCGGTAATATACAGCGCGCCGATATCGAGCTCACGGCCTGCGTCCTTGATGTCTTGGAGCGTCCAGTTCCAGCCCTGACAAATTAAGCCGTCATGCGAGGGGAGGGGCGGAAGCGCTGTCTTTGTGGCCAGCTCGGCGAGTGTCCACGCATACAGAAGCGTCCCGTCGTAGTCCCAAAAGTTGATGTCCGACTCCTCGGGCGGGGTGGTATCTAACGTGCCGGTGATCTTCGCGCCCGAAGCGTCATGCGCCGTCACGCCGGATTTGAGCGCCGCGGGGGTGACGGTATCGTCCGCCGTATCCACAAAGCGCGCCGTGCCGCCGCCCGTCTTCGGGACGTCCAGCGCCGGGACATCCGGGTACGACGCGCCCGCGATTGTTACGTTCTGTCCCATTTCGCCCTCCTTACTGGATCGTCAGCACTTTGGTCAGCTCGTCCTGTGTGATCGATGGAAATTTTGCCCGCCCGGTTTTCCGGGTCAGGCTGTTGGAGAAGAAGGTGATGCCGGTCGGCACATTGTCCTCCGTCGCGGTTGCGGACACGTCCACGGCGGCCACACGCACCTTTTTAAGCAGCTTCCCGCTGGAGGGGGTCACGTCCTGCGCGGCCGTGGATGGCGTGGCCTGCTTCTCTTCCACCTGCACATACTTCTTGATCTCCGCACCGTTTTTGTCGCCGGAGACATATCCGGCGGAGACCGCCGCCGATGGCGTGACCGTAATCTCATAGTCCGTCTGCGTGTCGCCGAGCACCGTACCCGCAACCGCCGCGCCGGGGGTGACCGTGCCGTCGCCGACGCTCTTTGTCACAGGATCGTCGTAGATGCCCGCCGGGATGGTGACGTTTTTACCGTTGACGCTTACGTCGTCCACGCCCTTCTCCGGGACAGAGCCCGTGACCTCGCTGCCGTCTGCCCATGCCTTTTTCCCAGCTCGGATGTCTCTGGCCGCCGCGTCGCCACTTCCCGTGTCCACGAATTTTGCCGTGCCAGAGCCATCTGCAAGTGGGATTTCCACATTCGGGACGTTTTCGTACGTCACGTCTCTGATTTTTACATTTTTCGCCATAGTGCACTCCTTACGTTATTGTGATTCCGCCGCCGTTGTAGGTGATCCGCCCGTAGTTCTGCGGGATGGGCGCGACGACAATATCTCTAGTCAGCATCCGGTTCGCTGTCGGAAGCGTCTGCAATTCCACCGACGGGGTGATCTCGTAATTTCCCTCGTAGGGTTCGCCGCCCGCTGCGACCCGGACATTGTCGACCGCGAAGTCGACGGCCGGCTTTTTGACGACGTCAAAAGTAATCGCCATCACAGCACCTCCTTGCTGGTGGAGGTCCGGACGCTGATCATGCCCGTCTGCAGGCCGATGACGACCGGCTGTGCGCTGCCGGTAAACTTCACGCGCACCTGCCCGGAGAGCAGGCGCGTTTTAAAGCCGAAAGTTTCCTCCTGGCTCAAGGGGAAGAGGAAAAGGCCGTCTTCGTCCACGGTCACCTCGCCTGGGTAGACCTTGCGCAGACCACCCACGACAAATTCAATCAGCTCGATCTTGCTCAGGTCGATCGGCTCGCCGTCCTGCGTCCCGCGAAATTCGATGGCGTACTGGTCGCCCTGCATAATGGTAAGGCTCATATTCTCACCTCACTTTGGATTGCCTACGACGTACTCGACGACGTAGGTGCCGCTCATGCGGCAGATTTTCACGCGGTCACCCGCCTTGAATGTAACGTTGGTATTGCATTTGTAATGCTTTGCTGTGGCGGCGGTCTGGCCGTCGAAGATCAGGCTCAAGCCGTCCGTGTATTTCGCGCCGACGGTGGCAAGCTCTGCCGCAGCCGGTTCCGTGTTTTGCTGCCCGCTCATGCAATCACCGTCCTTTTTGCTGTGTGCGTCATCAGCTCACCGGGGCTTAATCTCAGCTGCCAGCCGGTCTCCTCGTAGATTCCGCCGAACTCGGGCGCGTCGATGCTCAGAACGTCGCCCACGCCGTGCCCACCCTCCGGCAGGCCGTAGAACGTGATCGTCCGGGTACCGAGCTGGGACTGGAAACAAAGATCGTCCACGTAGGCTTGCAGCGCCTCCTGCGAGGCGCTATTGTCCACTTTCACCACCTGTGTGATGCGCTGTCCGCGCTTAAAAATGGAGATGGAGCTCGACGGGCTGTTATTCTCGGCTCTGGCCACCAAGGGAGCCTCCAAGTCCGGGTTGCTGCAAATGGCGACAAAGACATTCGGCGCGTCGAAGATGTCCTGCTCCTGCGACATATCGCGCGAGACGGGAGCCAGCAGCCGGATATCCGTGCTCGAGTAGCGCCAGCGGATATTTGCCGCATTTGGTGTTGCCTTTGGCTCCAGGTGCCCGATGCCGCTGCCGTCAAACCAGACAGGTTTATAGTTGATCTCGCCCAGCAGCTGATTGCAAATCGTGAGATAGTCCGTGCCCTCCTGCCAGTCCTCGCGGTCGGTCTGCAAGGTCTCGCTCGTTGGTGTGGCGATCACGAGGCCGATCCCGGCCTGTGTCATGAGCTGCTGCACGGCGGTAATGTAATTTGTCCCGGCTGCCAGGTGCAAAATGCCCTCCGTCTTGATCGTCTGGATCATCCAACTGCGGTCGTACGCGTCGAGCCGGAGGAAGTGTCCCTGCGCGCTGACGGTGTCCGAGTACGTCGTGATCCGGTACACGCCCAAGGGGTACTCTTGCCCGTCAAGCTCCAGCACAGGCTGGAGCTCGTCGGAAAGATACTCGATATCTGGGTTGTGCATAAATGTTCCGCCGAGGCTTCCCATGATGTCGCCGGACGCATTGACGAGCACGTCAGGCGCGGAATCCTTCAGCCAGCACAGCTCCGAGAACTTCGCGCCGCGCCGCAGCACGTCCACGCGGTAAGATACCTTGTGCGTCATAGCCTCACCTCGTCGTCAAAGTCGATCTGCTCGATGGTAAAATTAAACACATTGAGGAAGCCGTCGTGCTGCTTGGGTAGGCTCGTGATGTAGCCGATGACCATGTCGCCCTGCGGCGTCTTTGCGCAGACAAGCTTGCCCACAAGTCCCATGAGCTGCCTGATCTCGCTCTCATCGAGCAGCGCCGCCGTGATGCTGAGCGAGTCCGTGCCGGAGTCGACCTCGACCGCGACGGGATAATACGCGCCGGAGAGCTGCAAAAGCTCGACCTGCCGGGAGAGCGTGCGCGTCGTCTGCCGGTGCTGGCTGTCCGAGTACGGCAGGCGCAGCGTCTGTCCGGTGTCCAAGTCTGACACCTGATGCACCTCCGCGCGAACGTCGACCGTGACCGCCGAAGACAGGCCGTAGTTGCCGGAATCGTTGTAGCAGCCGCGCACCTGGTACGTCGTGCTGCCGGAGGACAGCTCGTCGGTGTACTGCGTCTGGGTGAGCTTTGCAATCGGCTTGCCGTTTCGGTACACGAGGTAAAAATCGTAGCTGCCGGAGGTCTGCCAGCTTAAGTCCGCGACGCTGGAGGCTTGCACGGTCAGCGTGATACTCGCGCCCGGCGTGTTGGTGACAGGCAGCGCCGCCGCGCCCCAGTTGGACCACATGCCATATTGATTTTGCACGCGCACGCGCACCGTGTGGCTGCCGTCCGCGAGATACGCCGGGCTTATCCACGTTTTGTCCGTGCCGTAGTGCGTGCCGCCCGAGAGTTTGCCGTCCAGCTCCACCTGATACGCCTCCTGCTCGGAGGTCTGCCAGCTGATGGATGGGCGCGGACCCGTACTCTTGATCTGGATGCTCGGAGCCGTCGGCGCGGCAATCACAACGATCTGCGCCGCATCGCTCCATGCGCCCGCAACACCGTCTGCGTTGTAGGTGCGCACGCGCCAGTATTTGATGCTGGATGTGAGCGTCCTGGCAGGGCACGTCCACTGCCGCGCAGCGCCGGTGACGGTTGCAAGCGTCGTCCATGTGCTGCCGTCGGTGCTCTTTTGCAGGTCTGCCTTGCTCTGAGCCGTTCCGGTGGCGATTGAGTGCTGCCATTGGAACAGTACGTCCTTTGAGCCGTCAATCACCGTGTCAACCGGGCTCAAAGGCGCAGCGGTCGGTGTGGCGTCGGCGGTTGAGAGTGTCACCCAGTCTGACGTCGTGACCACGCCGCTGTTTGCCGTGACCGCGACCTGCCACTGGATGCTCGTCGTGCCAGCGAAGGTGTTGGCAGGGACGGTGACGCTCTGCGAATTGCCGGAGACGTTGATCGTGTGGATCGTGCCGCTCGTGCCGGAGCGCCAGCGGAAAACGGCAGATGTCTGTTCCAGTACAGCGATACATTTTAACGCGGGGTCTGTACCCCATGCGAAGGTGTTTGGCTCTGTTTTTACAATAGACCCCGAACTCGGCGTTGTCTCGAATATTTTTAGCCCACAGGTTATCGTATCGTCCACAGTCACTGGAATATATGGCCGGTTTGCGCCTGCTGTAACGATTGACGCAAAATCCATAGATACCGATATATCGATAAACACGCCCTTTTGCACCGCGTCAGGAATCGGGAGCCCATATGTCGACTCACACAGTTTCGGGAGGTCTTCAGCGTAAACGTTTTTCGTCTCGACTTTGCTCACGTGGAAACGCTGCTTGGTAGCATAGGTAGCGGTAAGAGGGTCGAAGCGCTCAGTCAAGGTACCTATTTTTAGGTTGACTGTGTCGTTTTCGCCTGCTGCCTGCACATATACGTTGATTTTTGTCCAATCGTCAACAAGCTTTTTGTACTGCTTCCCGTCGCTAGGCGACTGGAATTGCAAGTACAGTAAATCGCGATAGTAGAGCTTTGCTGGGGAGGTTGTGTGGTCGTTGACGTTTTGCGCGTCATTTTTCAAGATCGCAAATGCCGAACAGTACAGATTAAAACTCGTTGCCACCTCACGTCACCCCCATTCTGGCCATTCGTCTCTGGTTTTTCATGCGGCGGATAAAGCTGTCGATCTCGCGGATTTCGTTCGCCTGCACGATAAAGTTGTAGGTATCGCCGCCGGAAAGGCTTCGCCCTTCCTGGTTGGTCCCGATGCGAGAGCCCTGCGGCAGCCACACCGGCTCGGGGCCGTTTTCGCCGACCCACGTCACGCCGCCAATAAAATTGTCCGTTCCGGCTGCGTTCTGGTGCCACTTGCCGTCGGCCCCCATGTAGCCACCCGTGCCGGTGTAGCCCATGCCGGAAACGTAGCTCGAGCCGCTGGACAGTGCGCCTTTGTATTGCAGCTGCTGCATGTTGCTTAACTGCCCGCTGGACATGTTCAGCCCCAGCGCTGTCTTGATCTTGTCGCCGTTGAGCGTCAGCAGGCCGACAAGCAGATTTGTCGTGTCCGCGATCAGAGCCATCGTTGTGGCAATCGGCTTGAGCGCTGCGTCGAGCGCCGGAAGGATCGCCACGGTCAGATCGCCCAGCGGCTCCAAGATTTGCGTGGCAGAGCTCAGGATGCTGCCAAATTTGTCCACAACGCCAGACTCCACGAAAGCCTTGCCGATCTTCTGGATAAAGTTCGCCGTATCGCCCAGCGCCTCCGTCATGTACGGCGCATACTCGGCGGAGATCTGCTTCGTGACGGCTTCCTGCGTTTTGAGGAGCTTCTGCTGCGCAGCGTCCGTTGCTGCGAGCGCTTCGACTGCCTCGTTATCCAGCACGTAGCCCATCTCATGCGCTTCGTCGGTGTACTTTTTGAGTCCTTCGCTGCCCACCTCAATCAGAGGGTTCAGCTCCTGCGCGGACTCGGACATGAGATCCATCGCCAGCGCGTCCCGCTGCGCCTGGTTATGCATGTTTCCGAGCGAGTCAATGACGTCATAAAAAACTGCATCAGCGCTGCGGAGGTTCCCGTCTGTATCTTCGAGTTTGACGCCAAGCGTTTCAAACGCCTTTGCCGTGTCCTCAGAGCCGTTCTGCGCCTCCTGCATCTTGTTCGTGATCTCCTTGAGGGAGTCCTTGACCCGGTCATAGGAAACGCCGATCATGTCGGAGGCATACTGCCATTCCTGCACTTCCTCCACGCTCTGGCCGGTCACGCTTGCGAGCGTCTTGACCTCCTTCGCGTACTCGGCGGACTCCTTGGTGATGTTCATCAGCTGCTTTTCGACCTTGACGCCTGCCGCAATCAGGGCAGCAAAACCACCGACTGCCGCAGCTGTCCCGGCGTTGATTCCGTTCAGGGAGTTCAGCGCCTTCGTCGCGCCCTCTGGCAGATTGATACCCAACTTATCCGCCGCGCCGCCGATCGCGTCTCCAAGGCCGACGGCCTCGCCCTTGCTGCCCGCAAAGGATTCCTTGAGGTTGGCAAAAACGCCCTTTGCGCCAGTGCCCTCCTCCTTGGCCTTCGCGACGGAATCCTTGACTTTCTCCATTGCCTGCTGGAATTTCGAGCCGCTCGCGCCGGCTTTCTCAAGCGCGTCGTTGTTCTCCTCCAGCTCGGCGTTCATCTTGTTCAGCTCGGCTTCGGCGTTGTTGAGGCTTACCTGCCAGCCTTGTGCTTTCTTTGTCGCTGTCTCTACACCTTGCGCGAGACGTTTATACTCGTCGCTGCCCTCGTCCAGTACGTCCTTTGCTTTCTGGAATTTTTCGTTTGCTGCCTCCTGCGCCTTTGTCGCTTGTTCGAGTGCTTTGCGCGTAATTTCGATTTTTTCCTTTTGTTCTCCGATTTTTTTGGAAAACACGTCGCTTTTCGCCCGTAAAGCATCTACACTGTCAGCGTTTTTGATGTATTCGCTCTCTACCTTGCGCATTTCGGAGTTCAAGACGCGCATGCTATCTCCGATCCTCGAGATCGCGGCTTTGTATTCCTTTTCGCCGGAAAGCGAAAACTTTGTGTTGATGTTCGGCATGCTACTTCCCTCCGCTCAAGTATTCTGCCAGCGACAACGGCTCCTGCGGTTCCTTTGGCTCGCTATCTGGTCGTGCCAGTGTCGCAAGCAGACGTCGCGGCGTCATGGTCTTCCAGAAAAGCCGCTCCGGCATGCGCAGCTGGTAAAGCCAGATTGCCAAAAAGCCGGGAAAATCAAAGCCGCCGTGCTGCTCTGATTCTCCCGGCTCTGTCAGTTTTTTGGCTGGTTCCCGCCGCTGTCCTGCTTCGGCTTCTCGGCGTTCTCCTGCTCCGGCATTGCTGCCATAATCAGTTTTGTGATGAGCTGTGCCGCGTCCGTTGTCTGCGTCATTGTCAGCTTGCGCCCCAGCTCCCGCGCGGTCACGCGCAGCAGCTTTCCGTCCTCTCCGCGCAGGTTCTGCGTTTCCGCCGCGTCATTGAGCATCGCCGCCAGAAACCGCAGCGTCGACTTGAGGCTTGTCATGCTCCGAAGCGCCCGCATCAGATCGCCGTCATATTCCTCCTGCACGTCCGCAAGGACGTTCATGTTGCAGGTCAGGTTGTAGATCCTGCCTGCATACTCATATTCCGCCGTTTTCTGCCGCACGTCTTCCATCAGGTTTCACCCAGCTTTCCCTTGATCCAGGCGACGGCCTCCGCCGCGCTGTCGACGGTCTCGGTTTCCAGCAGCAGCTCGTCTTTGGAGTCGTCCGCGAGAAATTCGCCCGTCGTGGTCGGCGTATTAAACTGGATGTTTTCTCCCTTCGTCTGGTACGCCATCGACGGCGGACCAAACAGCGCTTTCGGCACCCAGACGCATGTGTATTTCGTCACGCCGTCTACCTTGTCCGGCGCGTAAAATCCGACGCCCACATAGTTTGCCACGTCCTTGGCGGAGAACTTGATGTTTTCCTTGCTCGTGTCCGTCGTGCAGCCATAGAGCATCGCCTGCGCTGCCTTCTTGATGTACTTGACTGCCAGCGAGATAGTGCCGCCGGTTGCAAGTTTGATGTACTCCGCCAGCTTCGACTCTGCATAGAGCCTGCCCTCGGCAAACTTCAGGTCGAGCTGTGCGCTCATTGCATCTCCGACGTCCGTCGGATTTTCGTAAGATACGGTTCCGGCAGTGTTTTTGTACTTGCCCGCTCGGATACCGCGTAAATCAAAACTCGGCATTTATAATAAGCCCCTTTCTTTCAGCTTTTCCGTGAGGAACTTTTCCAGCTCCTCGTTTACCCGCTTTTGTGCTGTCCTGACGCCCTTCGTCCAAAAATAGGTTCCCGTGATTCGTCCGTATTTTTCGCTGCGGCCGTAATTTAAGACAAAAAGCACGGTAGCCCTTCGCTCTCCGTGCTCGTTTTTGCCTGTTGCCGTGATGGAGATATACGGATCTCCGGATTTGTCGCGCTTGATCGTTTTGGAGTATTTGACGCTTTTTGCGTAGTTCTCCGTCTGAAACCCGCTCGTCTGCACTGCCTTTTGCAGCTCCTCGACGATGATGTCCCCGGCCGCGTATAAGATCTCCTGCTGCATCTTATCGTCAAAGATGTCCGCTTTTTGGAGCGTTGCCAGCAGCTCCTTTGCGCCGGTGATTGAGATGTTAGCCATACACGGCTCCCTCTGTCTCAGCGACGAGCGCAATCTGCGTGCGCCCAGTGTCCTTGTCGTAGCTCTCCATGTCGACGGTCACAATATAGCCAGCGCGTTCCATCGCCGCTTTCGTCCGCCGCAAGAGATCTGCTGCAAAGCCCTCGGCAAAGATGGAGACGGCATACGCTGCGCCGGTTTCCGCCTCTCGCCCCTCGGCGTATATTTGCCCGGATTGCCCGAGCAGCTGATACGTGATGTACGTTTCCTCCGCGCCCTTGTATGGCGGATGGCACACCGGAACGCCGATGTCGGCAAGCGCCTCATAGATCATCATGCGCCGTCCCTCCGTTTGCAGGTCAGCTCAATCTCTTCCGTCTCTGCTCCATAGCTGCGGACCACGTCAAAGACGTCCGAGCCGCATGTGAGCTGCTGCTCATCCCGGTATTCCGCACTGTGCATCCGGAAGATTGCGTCCGTCTGCTTTCCCGCCTGCGCCGCTTGGTAGTATTCCGCGCGGTTTACGGATTTCCGCGCCGCCCAGACAGTAGTTTCCCGCTCCAGTTTTTCTGTTGTCTTCCCGCTCACGATAGGGTATGACAGCAGGCGCAGCGTGATCTGTGTATCAAAGATCATTGCCCGCTCCTCCTGTCTGCCGGTAATCGTCCGACAATCCCATCGCGTCTCGCAGCTCCTCAAAGCAAGCTTTCCATTCGCTGCCGCGCCCGCAGAAATCGTGCTGCCAGCGGACATAGGCGCGAACCGCGTCTTTTACTAGCGGGTCCTCGTCTGCGCCCGCTGCGCCCGCGATATGCAGGCGCAGCAGGCAGGCGTCGACCTCATCGGAAATTTCTCCGTCAAGCGCGGTCGTACTCAGCCGCAGGGCGGTTTTTGCAACGTCCAGTAATGCCATTGTTTATCCCTCCCTGTTGGCTCTTGTGTTTAGCCCGCCTTTTTCTTGGTCAGCGTGACGAGGCTGTTTTTGTCGACCACCTTGCCGTCGACGAGCGCCAGCGCAACGGTCACTTCGTCGTCGGTTTCGTTATCGGTGTACTTGCGGAACGTCATGCCGAGATTCTCATTCCAGAGGTAATCCTTGAAATTGAAAATAAAGGCGAAGATTGTATCCGCAGTCACGCTCGCTGCGAAGGACGGCAGATAGTCGCCGACAAGGACGACCTCACGCCCGAAGAGCGAGTAGACCGGCTTTCCGCTCATGCCGTAATTGACGCGAGCTACAGGCTGCTTCTTGTCGTCGACCATGCCGACAATCTGCTCGAAGAATGTCTTTTTCGTCATGCACCACGCCGCGTCGGTGTCGTATGCCTGCGGGAGTGCTGCCTCCGCCTTGACAAGGTCAGTGTAGGCGATAGCCGTAGTCGCTGCCGCAATGTCGATGTTCTGACCGGTCACGACAGTCTCCTTGATGATGCCCTTCGGCTGGCCGGAGCCGGAGCCGCTGATGATTGCCTGCTCCTCCGCTTTTACCATCGCCTCTGCGACGTTCGCCACAAACTGCGATTCAAACATCGGATATGTGACAATGGACACTTCCAGAGACATGGAGATCGCGCAGCGCAGTTTGTGATAGGCAAACGTGATGGAGCCGAGCGCCTTTTTCTGCTTGTCAGAGCCTGCTCCCTCACTGACCCACGATGCGGTCGGCTTCGCCGAGCTGGTCGGCACCGTCACGCCGCCCTTGTAGGACGTGTGCGTCACGCGCGGCAGAATCATACCTGTCGCTTCGATCTTTTCGTAGATCTTCTGCAGCGTCGTGGTCGGGATGGCTGCGCCGACGTCGGAGGTCTTGGTGTTCGCGTCCGCGTTGGTCAGCTCTGCCGGAATTCTCTTCCCGGCGAGGACATAGTTCATAAAGGCGCGCTTGTACTCGTCAGTGTCGTACTGGTCAAGCACGTCCTGCGGCTTCGCTGTGCCGGTCAGGTTGACGGTCTGCTGTGCTGCCGCCGGGTTCTGCGCTCTTGCGCCTGCGAGCGCGTTGAGGTTTGCCTGAATTTTTGCCTCTTCCTCAAACTTGGCGTCGAGTTCTTCGACTTCCTTCATTTTTGCCTGCGCCTCGGCAGTCTTGCTTTCGTCCAGCAGCTTCTGCGCCTCGTCCATCAGCTGCTTGCGCTTGGTGTTGTAAAGTTCTTTCGTCATTTTAGTTCTCCTTTAAGTTTTAAAAATTTTAGTTTTGCTTCTACCTGCGCCCGCTCGGGCATAAAAAAACCAGGCTCTTTTGCCTGGCTTTTCATGAAATTCTCTGCGCGCCGCAGCGCGTCCTCGCTGAGCATGCCGGAGTAAAAGTCTGCCGCCAGCGGCTTCTGCTCACCGCCCAGCTCCATTACCCGGTCAATGAGTCCCAGCTTTACCGCCCGGTCTGCCGTGATCCACGTTTCTTCATCCATCATGGCGGCAATTTCCTGCTCGGACCTCCCGGTCTTTGCCATGTACGCCAACGTGATCGCGTGGTTGGCGTCCCGCAGGACCCCTGCGGTATGCTCCATCTGGCGGTAGTCACCGTCGGCGCTCGTCTGTACGTTGTGGATCATCATCATTCCGGTCGGCGTCATTTCCGACTCGCCCGCCATCGCAATGATCGACGCGGCGGACGCCGCCAACCCGACAATGCGGATGTGTACGCCGCCGGCGTAATTGCGCAGCGCTGTGTATATCTCGCTTGCCGCGAAAATTTCGCCTCCGCCGGAATTGATCTCGACTTCTGCCCGCTCGCCGTTTCCGGATGCAAGCGCGTCGGCTACGGATTTAGGGCTCGTCGCCTCCATGCCGTACCACTGATAAAAGCGGTGCTGGTTACTGGACACGATGGGCCCGCGAATGCTGATTTTCATGTGGTTTCATCTCCCTTCTGGTTGGTATTCTGATTGACTGGCTGCGTATCGAGCCGCCGAATTGGCTTGTCGCCGCCGTCGACCGGCGCGAGGTTAAAGGCGCGGCGCCATTCGTTCGGCGTCAGCGCGCCGCGGTCGACCATCTGCAGGAGGTTGAGCTTGGTCGAGGTCGAGGCGAAGTCCCACGCGGACGCCTCAAAGACGATGCGGTTGCCGCAGCCGCGCTCGCGACGGGAGAAGAGCTTGCGGGTGTACTCGCCGCTCAGCTGCTTCAAAACCGGCTCGATCTCGGCGTCAAAATAGGCGTTCTGCTCATCCTCCGTCGCAATGGATGTGACGATGTGCGGGTTGGTATTGAACAGGGCATAGATGCGCTGCGTGGTCTTATCCATCTGGGCGGCGTTCGGGACGTAATCCTTCGGGTCAATCTGCTTTGCCTCTGCCTTTGCGTCTACCGCCGCAACGCCTGTTCCGTTCGACACGTTTAGGAAGCTATCTGCAAAGTCCTGTGCCCGCTGCTTGATATCCTCCGAGCGCATCGACGAGGCAAACATCAGCAGCCACCGCACGACGGCGCTGTTCCGGATTGCCTTGACGATGCCCTGATCCGTCGTTGTGACAATCTCCATCAGCGGCACGATTGCCGGCGCGATGGGGTCTCCGAAGATGTCGTTTTCGT